CATAGTTTCATGATCTTGACTAGAACGCAAAATCTGTATGCTGTTTGCTTTTAGTATCTCTATGTCGCGGACAATCTGCAACAGTAAAGCCTGATTAGTAGGTTTCGGGTTTGGTTCACTCACCGTCAATCACACTCAATTCAACACCGCAAACACCACAAAACACTGTTACCCCTTCAGGATGTTCAGTGTGTTCAGTGTCTTTTTCACTGCAATTAGTTGTCGCACATTTCAACATGTTTTACCCCGCAGCTGTTCCGCTAGTCATTTGAGTTGCCAAACCATAAATCACAACAGTCCCCGCACTTGAAGCATTACCGTTATTGCGTAGCCCTACCGTAACCGTTCCTGAAGTTACCGCTGAAACATAGGCAGTCAAATACTGATCATTACACGACAAAGCAACAATAGGTGCTTGCGTGAAACGCGAAACAGGAAACGCGATAGCCACCGTAGTTCCAGCGTTAGAAGCAATAGCCCCACCAGTATAAGTAGCAGTGATAGCAGAATGCCTTAACGGTAAGTCACTAAAACTGCTGTTCAAATCAGCGGCAGTAAGAACATCACCAATGTTCCAAATCTTATATCCAGCCATTATCTACTCCTAAACCACAAGTTTATCAGCCTAAAGTATCAGTGTCTAAAACACCCAAAACAGTAGAGTTCAAGCGTATCGGCAAATTATCTAGCGAACCCAAAGTAAACACAATCTCATCACGCTCAACATCAACATTCGCGTTGATACCTAAAACCTGATAAAACTTATCAACAACACTGCCGGTAGCCGAAGGTTGAAAACACACTCTCACAACATCACGCAGTTCAACACTCAAAACACGGTCTTGATCTGCGCTAGACAAACTATCAACCTTGACCGTAATCTGTTCAGCCCTATACTCAGGCAACCTAAACTCAGCCAGCAAGCTAGAAGCAATCTCACTAGGCCTAGATAGTGAAGTAGTCAAATTATCTGTTTGACTATAAACCTTCAACCCATAACGAGATTTACCTGTCGTATCAATAGCAGTCGCACTAGCGTTCACACCAATAACCTGAACCTTGTTATACAGGTTCTCGCTACCATAATTTACCTGCAACTCCATAAACGGAATACCTGTCCCATTACCGTAAGCAGTTCCCTGACTGTTAGCATCCGCAAAAGTATAGACAGGCGCAGGAGTAACAGTAGAAGCAGTAGAAGTCAATAACCCTGACTGGCTAGCATAAGCAGTTCCAGCCCAAGCGTTCCTGTATCTAGTTGTCGCGGTGTCAGTGTATTCGTCATACCCGCCATCAAAATAATCTATCCACGCAGTTCCAGGTTCAACTTGAAACGCCTCACCATACAAAACCGTAGTAGTGCCACCATAAACGCTAACCGAAAACTGCACACCCCCAACAGTGCCACTAGGACTAGACAGCGTTCCACCTACACGCACCCACGCAGTAGAAGCAGGCGAAGTGACAGTCGCAAACCCTGTATCCATAACATTTCCGTTAGTGTCTAGGAAAGCAAAAAACGCTTCATAAGGGTTCACTGCCCCACGCAGATAAGCACTAAACACCATGCTAGTTTCAGCGTTATAACGGTCATTATTAAAATTCTTGTATTCAAACACAACAGCCTGATCAGCAGGGTCAGGAGCATTCACCGTAGCCCCACGATAAACAGTTCCACCAAACCTAGAAGCAACCGCAGTAGTAGCAGCACCAATACCCCAAATGTAATGCCCTAAACCTGTCCCATCAGCGACTCTAGTGTTATTTGTTGCGGTAGCCGGATAAGCAGCAAAGTTATATCTCAAACTATTTGACCAAGTGTAGTCAGTAAAGCTACGATCCTTAAAAACCATCACTGCTGATGCGTTACTGTAAAAATCGCCTGGTTCACTTCTAGCGACCTGTTGCAGATAAGCAAGCACACTATCGCCAGCAACCCAATCATCATAACCAAGCATCGTTTGCCCCGACTGAACACCAGCATACTCGGCAGCACCAAAATCGTTGTATTGAAAAACAGTTTTCATACGGTCACTCGTAGCCTCTACACGCCAAGCCTGCCCACCAGTAAACACCGCGTTAGACACCCGATACATCTCATCCAACGCAAGTAAAGTAGCTTTACCGTCAAAACCAGCGTTATCGTAACTGAACTGCCAATCCTGAATAAACCCAATAAACCTAGTAATCGTATTCGCCTTCACACGAACCCTGCCACCAGGTTGAACAATCGTATAGCCACCAGTCGTATAGTAAAGCGGTGAGCTAGTGTTTAGCGGGTCAAAGATACGACTATTGTTTACAAAAGTTATAGACAGTGACCCTGCCGAATAGTCCTCTAAAACCCTAGAGATACCGCGACTAAAACTAATGTTTTGAACATACTGAGTAACATCAACATAACCGCTAGAACCAAAACTAAGTTCAACAGTATAAGTAGGCAACGCCATTTAATTCCCGCCAAGCCACGACTTAGGGAGAGCACCATTTTGTTTCACATACTTAGACACCGCATCAACAGTCGCTTTAGGATCAGCACCCTGCACATTGATAGTCACATTATTTGTAGGCTGAGGTTTCATAGAACTCAATAAACCTGCCCTATCAAAAAAGTTAGTTTGCCTAGCAGGAGCAGGCGCACTTTTTCGTCTTTGATAGTCAGCAGCAATTTCCTCAGGGGTCATACCTGCCTGTGAAGTGCTACCAGGTGTAAGCGCAATAGCAGCAACGCTACCAACAACAGGAATACCCAAAGCCTTCTGCAACAAACTCTTACCACCAGCACCAGCAACAACAGGCGTAGCACTAGGAACACCTTTAGCACCAGTCATCAAACCAATAGCCTTAGCCAAATTAGCGATACTCTTACCGGCAGAAGCAAGCACCATAATACCTTTGAGCGCAAGCAAAGCAGGAAGCATAGAAACTAAACTTTTAGCAATGTTGCCGAAACCCTTGACCGCATCACCATCACCAAAGAACGCAAAAAACTCTTTTACCGCACCAACCGCACCAGCAATAGCCTCTTTTACCTGAACAAAAGTTTTACCAACCTCAGTATTAGGGTTAGACACATCATCAAGAAACTTACCTATTTGATCACCAACACCACCAGGCTTAATAAACTCCGTGACAAACTGTTCCACATAAGGCAAAATGATAGAACCAAGTTTTTCCTGCAAAGTTTCCAAAGCATTATTTAGTTTCCCAAACGGTGAGGCTTGAGCCGCAGCAGTGCCACCAACCTGCTTCTCCAAATCACCAAACAAATCCTTAGACTCTTTCAACGCAGGGAACAAGCGTGTCAACTGTGTTCTATTACCTACAAACGCGTTAGATAAAGCCCTAGTGACAGTGTTCAGTGGTCTACCTGTTGCTGCGCTTGCATCCAACGCCAACCCTAAAAGTTTTTGCGCCTTAGACACATCACCAGTAGCACGAACAAGCTGACCCATAGCAGGTCGCAACTCATCATCAACAATGCCTGTTTGAATCGCCAAACGGTCAATAAACTTATCGTTAGCTTTGACCTGCGCTTCAGTCGCATTAGCGTTACGCCTCAACTGATTATTCAACAACTGAATACTCTTTTGATCTGCTGAGGCAGCTTTAGCCGCATCCATCAAACCATCAGTAATAGCCTTCAAACCAAAACCAATACCAACAGCCCCCAAAGCAGTCTTTAACCCACCAAAACTAGACTTAGCCTTCTTGATACCAGAGTCATCAAACTTAGATAGTATCTTTAGAATCGCGGACATTTAGCCCCATTTCTTGTTGAAATCAGTTGTATATTTATCCCAAACTAATCTTACTTCCCGCTCCATATCGCGCCTACGCTTATCTCCAGCCTTGTAAAAAAAGTTGTATAAACCTAGTTCACGAACTCTACGAATCAAAACTTGACCTTGACCATTATTGCGATGCCTACGCATACCACCCTTATACGGATATTCTCTAGTTCTAGGTGAACGACTTATACCTGAACCCCTACCGGCAGTTGATAACATAGCGGGGCCTGGTGAACGCAACCAAATAGCAAACAGTGAAGTGACATTAGTTCTAAGTGATCGGCTAGCACTAAAACGAGGAATAACATTATCGGGAGCGATACGCTTACCCTTCCAAACACCTGCCTCCCAGTTCAAACGCCCATCAGTGCTATTCATGCCACCGTCATAACGAGGAACACGACTATTGCTCATACCAGATAAAGGCGAAGTTTTAGGGACAACACTTTTGATTTCAGTGACAGCAGGCTTAGTAATAACCTTCATGTCTTTTATCATGCGATTCTTAAAACCAGGTTCAAGCTGATTCATAGACTTGAGAATTGGTTTGACATCAAAAATGACATTAGGGTCTTGCTGCGAAGCGAGCCTACGCCTAGCGTAACTACCGATAGCCAATTTATTCTCCTCGCTGATATTTGATTGCAAATAACATCGTGTTCAACATACGATCAGTTTCCTGAAGCAACACGCTAGGAGCAATACCAGTAGCAACAGCCAGGTTCGCTATCAACCAATGATGAGAGTCAACCCCTAAAGGCTTTATCCTTTTGGGTCATCCACCTCAACACTTTTCACAAGGTCACACCAAACCTCAAACTCGCTAGAAGTCTTACCGTTGCGTGTAGCAGTCAACCATGCAAGATAAAGCAGATGAGTAAACTTCTCAAGTTTGTCTATGCTCAAATCAAAATAGGTTTCCCATTTGATTATGTCGCTAGCTTTAGTGTCAAGTTCTAACACTGTGCCATCAGTCAAATGAATGCGTAGGGTAATTTGATTCATTAGGCGGTAGCCCTGCTAACTGTGCCGGTAGTAGGCCAAGTGACTGAGAAGGTAGCTAAGTCCCCGACCTGACCTGATACTGGTGTTAGATCAGTGACAACACAAATAGCAGTGTAGGCAGGGTTAGAAGTTCCAACTGCGCTAGAGGTAGGTTTGATAACAACCGTAGCCTGAGAACCAAGCAGAGGCCACAAAGTCGCATCAACCGTAGAAGCAGCGTAATCCTGATTGAAAGTCAATGTTAGAGAACCCTCTTTTAGCCCTGCAACTCTAGTAACCCAAGTTGAACCAAAAGCAGTAGTCGTAACATCCGTAGCAGTAGCCTTCAACTCAACCTGCGTTAGATACGAAGCCAAAGCAGTTGAACCGTTGATGCTCACATTGAAATCTGTTGCAACAAAAATCGCCATAAATTTTCCTTATCTTGCGAAAACTTGAACCGAAAACTCGGCACTCAAATAGTCTATACCGTTGATGTTCACTGCTCCGTAAGCCGACAGTTCAGGCACAAACACATCAAACGCGTTCCCACCTAAAGTCTTATCGCTTTCAATAGCAGCCTTTACTGAGTCACCTGAAGGGGCAACCAGCAAATCTAAATTCTGTTGCGCAACACGCTCACTAACACGCCCCAACACGACAGAAACCTTAAAATCGTATTCACTCATCCCCGACTGCATCTGCCGGTTATAGGTGATCTTATCTAAAGTAATCAAAGCGGCAGGAGGGTTCACAACATCAGGCAAAGTCGCATAGACACGCAGATTAGGGATAGTTTGCAGATTATCTACAAGCCCCTGCCTCAAATCACTTATAGCCACTATGCACCAGTCCGCAACAAACGATAAGGATTACAGAGTTGAGCCACATCACCGTCAATGTTAGCTCCAACACGCATAATGCCTATGTCGCTGATACCTGCAACACCCAAAGGCGATTCCAAACGCTTGAACAGTCTTGAAGCCTGGATGATACTCGCAAACTTGATAGGTTCAGGAACGCTAGGCCAACCAAAAGTTCCTGTTACACGCACCAAAGCCATGTCAGCCCAAACAGGGAACAAATAATTATCGGTAGCAGTAATACCAGTTATAGGGTAGTAAGCACCATTAGCCCACCTGTTAGCAGGTAACGCCTGCCAATCATCACTATCCCAAGTTGTATCAAACACAAGCGGATCAGTCGCAGCAGTTTCAACAAGCGTAATAGTTTGAGCATCATCAATGTTCACCGTAAAACCATCGTTAGCTTTATACAACCTAACCTCACCAGCAGAACCCGAATAAAAATTACGGTTACAATACTGGTCAATCATGCGCGAAGCACTATTTATAGCATTCTCAAGCAACAAGTCATCAAGCGTATCAGTGACCCGCAACGCAGCCTTCACATCAGCTAAAGTGCAATAACCATTAGTTATAGCCAAAATAAACCTCTTTCAGTCAACTACTAGTTTACCGCCAGCCTAGATAAGCCTATTCAACCAAGTCTTAGGTGTCTTATGCGACATAATCTCAATCGGCAAATGATACTCAAACTCTTTCACACGCGGCCTAATCCACTCAACCAACTCAGTCAAACCCTCACGCAAACCAACAGTAGTTTCATAACCCAACAACCGTCTAGCCTTATCGCTAGAACACAAAGCAACATGAACCTCCTGCGGTCTACCAGGCATAAAAATCGGGTCAAGATTAAAACCAATAATGTCAGCTAACTCCTGCGCCAACTGCAAAATAGTTATAGGCGACTCATCGGGGCCAATGTTGATAACCTCACCAACCGCTTCCGGTAACTCTGCTGCAACAACAATAGGTTTGACAACATCCTGAATAAAACTAAAACACCTTTGCTGACTACCATCACCATAAATAATAGGTTGCTTACCCTGCAACATACGGTTAGTCATAATGCTAGCCACATTCCTAAACGGATCATCAAACTTTTGTCTAGCCCCAACAATGTTATGAGGCACAAGAATAACCAACTCAACACCATGCACCTCAGCAAGATTACGCAAAACATCCTCAGCAGCCTTCTTACTAATCCCATAAGGGTCTTGCGGTTTACAAGTCAAACTCTCATCAAACTGCACGCCCCCATTATCGCCATAACGAGCCATAGAGGACATGTAAACAAACTTAGGCACTTTATTTTGAATAGCCGCAGTCATAGCGTTCACACTAATCTGCATCGTATTAGCAACCACCAAGCTAGGACTAAAAACACTCAAACCCTCATACGCGGTGCAAGCCGCATGAATAACCAAATCAGCACCCTCAAAAACAGGTGCAACCACATCCAAATCAACCAAATCGTATTCAAAAAACTCTACACCTTCAGGCACATTCTCACGACTACCGCCAATAAGATTATCTACACCCCGAACCTGCCAGCCAGCATTCAAATAATAGTCAGCAAGATGACTACCCAAAAAACCTGCAACACCAGTAATAACCACTAATCCCACGAATTATTACGCCTCCTCAACAAACTCCAAACACCCTGCCCAAAATTATCTGCCTCAACCTTAGCTGCAAAATACTTTTGATTATCAACAAAAGTGACATTATTCCTAGCCCCAAACCTAATGTTGCTGTTGATCGTAGAACTATTATCGTGAGTCAAAGCCAAATCCAACTTCACTATCGGCAAACCAGCGTTAGCGACCCTACGCTCATAATCGTTATCCTCAAAATAAATAGGATGCAACCCCTCATCAAACAAACCCACCTGCTCAACAACCCTCTGCCCAACAGCAAAAGTCTGCCAATAAGGAAACACACTACACAACGAAACCGCATCATCTCTAGCAGAATCCAGCAAACTCAAATCACCAGGCGCAAAACAAGTATCAGCAGAAGTGATAAACCAACGCGACTCAAAAGGCAACATTTTGATACCCAAATTCCAAGACGAAGCAACACCAAGATTACTAGGCAAATCAACCCAATGCATTTTCACTAACGCATTATCGTAAACAAAATCTTGTCTAACACCAGAATTATTTATCACATAAACAGTAGCCTCAACATCAACACTGTTCACCATGCGCGTCAACAAATCAAACCTGTTCAAAACAGGCACAATAAGTTTCATTATTTAGCACTCAATTTAGCGATCAACGGTTTCCACAACTCATCAAAAACCTTATCGGCATCATACTGTTTAGCAAACGCCAAAGTATCAGGAAACGCCTTCTTGCCACGCTGATAAGCCTGCTCCAACGCATCCGCAATACCCTGAACATGAGGCACATTAAACCAAGCATGCTGACCGGCATCCCAAAACGGTTGCCCATTCACAAGGAAACTATCTGGCGAAGCAAGCTCGGCACTAGCAGCAAAGTTAGAAGTGATAATAGGCACGCCACAAGCCTGCGCCTCAATCTGTGGAATACCAAAGCCTTCACCATAGTTACAAAACAACCCGACATCCCACGCTGAATAGATAGCCGCCAAATCCCTTTGTTCTATTCCGTAAGAATATTGAATTGGATCAACGAACTTGACTTTATCTGGAGCTACACCACAAGCCTGCAAAATGTTAGGCAACTGAAAACCCGACTGCTTCCCAAACGGTTCACTATGAATATAAAGCAACACATCATCATGCTTAGAAGCAAACAAAGCAAACGCCAAAAAGTTCTCGGCAACAGCCTTACGATGAATAAACCCACCAGCCTTGTTAGCGAAATTCATGCCAACAACAAACTTATCTTTACCACCAACAAAATCAACACTATCCCCACCATCACTCATCTTTGTTGACGGCCTAAAAATACTTGTTTCAACAGCATGAGGAACATACTCACACTCCAAACCTGCATTCTCAATCATCTGCTTACCAAACTGCGACATAGCAACAGGCAACACATTAGGCTTTTTCAACCAATCCAACACTTTAGGCGGAGCAGGCTGATGATCAACAGGAACCCACGAAGCAATAGGAATACTGTCTAAAGCAGGATTATCCAAAACCCAAACATCGTAAAGGGTAATCAAAAAATTAGGTAAACCTGGATTCTCTGCTGACCAGTGAGCATGATTGAGCGGTAACACATCAGTTGAATACTGATTCATTCCACGCGCATAATGCGGTATCTTGCCGAACCCTGTTTCAATCTGCTGATTCACCCCTTCACAACCATAATTAGACAACATAGCAACCTTATGGCCAGCCCGAACAAGCCTAGAGATAACCTGTTTGCTTTGTGTTCCGTAGCCGGTAGGTTGATTCAACGAATTTGAATACCAAGAAATAGCAGATTTAGTCATGACCCTAGCCTATAAGAAAACACCCCCAAACCAGCCCTACGCAGCCAGAATGGGGGTGAAATCTTAGCAGTCAGCTATTAGGCAGTTCCTCCACGGAATACCTTGATGTTTGAAGTTTGGATCAGTCTTGAGTCCAATCTCCAAGTTGCACGCCAAGTGCTTAGGTCGTTGCCGAAAGCGTAGTCATCGCTTCTGTCAACAGCCAAACCACCAGCGTTGCGGATGTATAGCGACTTCAGGTCACCAACAGCTAGGGAACGAACACCAGTTCCAGGTGAAGGCATAGCAGGGGTTTCAATAACAGGAACACCTAGAACCAAATCGGCTCTATCTGCTCTGTCGCTGATCTGGAATAGGTATTGACCGTAAGTGTCCTTTAGTTTACGAAGCGCAGCAATAGAAGTGCTGTTTGCTAGCAACGCAAATGAAGGTAGCTTACGAAGTGAACCGTCAAGGCTGTAAACAAGGTCAATAACGTTGTCAGCAGTGAACGCACCAGCAACACCAGTAGCACCAGTAACACCAGTTCCGGCTTCAGTTAGGAATCCAGTAGGCTCAACAGTTCCAGTTCCGTTAACAATCTTGTCACCGATACCGTAAGCAAAAGCGTTTCCAAACTGTTCAGCAAGGAAGCCAATAATGTCAACGCCTGCATCAAGGATCAGTTCACGCGATAGCTGTGCGAGAGCAGAGAACTTGTATGCACCAAGAGTCTTGAATGCGTTGAATGTAGGTTCGCTAGTGCCGATAGAAACACCTTGACCAACGATAGTTGCAGTGCTGAATCCAGCCTGAGATGGAATTTGTAGGTTCTCACCAGAGGCAGTGTTCAATACAGTCGCATAGTCAAGTAGAGGGTTTACTAGACGAGCAACCTTAACTATTTCCTGGTAAAAGCCCGTAGGCACAGGGGCTCCGCTTGTATTGCCGGTGATACGGAATTCGTAGCCACGCTGTTCACCTCTAGCAATCTTACGGAGAATGTCACCCTCATCGTCGCTTACGGAAGCATCTTTGAAGTTGACAGCAGCAGCCTGAATAGCTTCGGCAGTAGCTGCCTCACGCTTCTCAAGCTCAATTAGTTCATTACGCTTGTTGATGTCAGCAGTTAGAGCAGCATACTTAGCCTCATCCTCACCAGTCCACTCGCCACCGCGAGCCTCAACTGAATCAATGAGAGCCTTAGCTTCATGCCACGCCTTGTTCTTAGCATCAACCTGCTTTGCGAGAAATTCGCTCATAGGTTTAGTCCTTTCAAGACTATAAATAAATAAGGGATTTTTTGAGAAGGGATAAACACGCAACTCACGCAGGGGATAAACGCACCTACAAAATAATTCTATACACCATGCAGATACACAAAACAAAAACCCCTGCTTTTGGCAGGGGAAAAGAATTAGCTCATTTTTTTATTCTGGCCAAAGGTAACCAGTGAAGTCAGTTTATACCCGTTTCATCAACAGGTCAAGTTTAGACTTCTTTAGATCAAGCAAGCCAGCAACATTGGTAACCTGCTCATCCTTAGCCAAAACCTTAGACAAAGTTTCAGTCAACAACTCACCCTGCCGCTCAGTCAACTCATCGCCAGCCTCCAAAGCAAGCAACGCTTCAGTCAACTCATCGGCACTAACACCACGCAACTCAGCGAGCCTAGCGATCTTATCTGCCAAATCATTCACAGTTCTAACACTAGCAGTGCCAGAAGTCCCCGAATACGCTGGAAACGCTACAAGACTTGTTTCGTGAATGTTTATACGCTTTAGGACACGCTCACCAGCAGTAGGCCAAGCATCCCCACCAACAGGCACACGGAAACCGAAACTAAAAGCGTTTACATCGCCACGCTTCACCAAATACGCTGCATCCCTACCGGCTTGAGTATCAGGTAGTTGCGCTTCAACACGCAAACCACGCTCATCCTCAACCAGTTTCAAAGTGCCTGCCCTAGTTGAACCCAAAACAATACCAGTGTCATGATTCCATAGCAGTTTGATGTCGTTGCGACTGTTTAGGCTGTCCCTAAAAGCACCAGGCTGAATAGTTTCAATAAACGGTAACGGTTCACTAGGCGAATTAAATACTGCTGCATAGCCACGCAAAGTCATACCGTCACCCTCCTCACGCAACTCCAAATCCTGAATAATCTGCCTAGATTCTAAACCTTTAGTTACACGCTCACCACGCTCATGCAACTCAACAACCTTAGACGGATCAACATAACGAGCCGAATCAACCTCCAACTCAACTTCAGGCACAACTTCACCTTCAACAGGCAGTTCGGGGTTAGTTACAGCTAACTCGTCAACCAGTTCACACAACTCATAAACAGTTTCAGCAAGTTTCGCAATAGTTTCCAAAGCGTCACCCTTCAAACTGTAAGCCTTATCCTGCAACTCAGTCAAAACAACACCTTCCATTTGTCTAACATCAATTTTATCTACCAAAACACCATCACTACGATTTTGCGACTCATTCAAACCATTCACCCACGACTGACCTGCATCGCCACCCCACGCATCCCACGCAACACGACCAGCACTAGGGAAACCATCCTCACCAGAATTAAAACCAGTAGCCTGCTTATCAACCTCATGACGAGCAAAATAACTAATCATACGGTTCACCGTATCGGCAGAAACAGCGTTACCCGAAGCCAACTGAACAGCCCTAGCCCTACCAACAGCAGTAAAACCAGAACCCGCAAAGCCTTCACTAATCCACTTCAAAGCCCTTTTAGCAGCAACAGCAACACCCTCCGGCGGTGAATACCAGCCTCAACAGCACGCTTCAACTCGCCACCAGGAGCAATACCCTCACTCAAAGAAACAGCAACCATCTGCGCAATCGCCTGCGCCTTAGTCTTATGCTTCCCTAAAACCTCACCGTCATCCTTAACAGTGTCCCAACCCTCACTTGTTTGCTTAATAAAATAAGGCATCATTCACCTGTTTCATAACTACCATCAGGAACAGTCGTAGGGTTCTGCAACTGCACACTAGGCAAACCTGTATGCGGAATAGGAGCTAAACCAAGCGACTTCAAAACATCCTCAGGAACAAAACCAAGCGCAATCAACTTCTGCGCCATATCAACCTTAGTTTCATCCTCAACCAAATTAGCGGCATTGATATCAACATTCGTTAGAGGGACACGCACCTTATCGCCATTCTCAATAGGCCGCATGTTCTCTTTACGCCTAACCTCATTGACACTCAAAACACCGTTCTGCAACAACTTAGCGTAACCCTCAATACGCGTAGCATAATCACCACGCAACAACTCATCAGTGCTAAAAGCAATATAGGCAGTGTCTTTTAGTAAAGTGCTGAACGCATCCTCTAACTTAGCGAGCCAGGGTCTAAGCGTATGAACAACAAACGAAATAGCGTTCTGCTCATTACTGTTATAACTCTGCCCGCCACGCTCATTCAAACCAATCATGTTTAGAGGCACACGATACGCCCTAGCAATATCCTCAACCGCCAAACGCCTAGAATCCAACATTTGCGCCTGATCATTAGCAACCTGAGTAGCAACAAACTTAGCTCCGCCAGATAGCACTCCAGTCTTATGTGCCTTACGGAAACCCTTATGAGCGTTATCAAAACTCTTAGACAAATTCTCTGCCTGCTCCAAAGTCAACGCACCTGGATACTCAATAACACCAGTAGTTTGAGTTCCCTGACCAAAGAACCTAGCAGCAAACCCCTCCAAGCTAATCGCTAAACCAATGTTCTCTTTCAAAGTATCAACAGGTGACTTACCACGCAACTCACCAGGCATCAACACGCTACCAACAACATGCAACACATCATCAGTAGACAAAGTTTTACCATGCTCACCGGTATAACTAAACAACTTCTGCCCAACACTATTACGCTGAATAGTCACAGCTTTAGGGTTCAAAACCATCATGTTAATAATCTCATTCTGGCTATCCCTAAACAGGCGCACAAACGCGTTACCGTCAATCAACAAACTAATCATGCATTGCTGCCAAAACGCGATACTAGGAATCATCACATCAGGTTTAGTAACCCAAGACGGTTTAGGCCGATAAGGGTAAGCAATACCATCACGCCTAATATAAGTATCAACAGGCAAACTAGAAATCGTGTCACTGATCAACGAAACACAAGCCCAAACAGCGTTCACCTGCAAACTAGAGTTATAGTCAACAAACGCAGCTGACTGAGTTTCATAACTCGTCAAATCACCTGCACCCCAAATGCTTTGAAAACTTATAGCCCTAGACTCACCATCAAACAAATTGCCTAACATTATTTACCGCTTCTCTCTAAAGCCAAACCAAACAACAAAACCCCAACACCCGCCACAACCAAACCAGCAGGAACATAAATCAAGCCAACCCCAAAAGCAACAACAGCAACCCCAACAGCCTGCAAAATCGTAGAAATCAAACTCAACCCTTAGAACA